ATTTCTACGAACTACACCGTAATCTTTATCTAACTTATCTTCACTAGTAGGAACTATTACCTTTTCAGTTTCAGCTTGTACTGGTAGATGCGATTTAAACTCAGTTCCCAGTGCTTCATCTATTGGTTTATAACTATGGTTGGTCGGTTGCAAAATAACCTCCTGCAGTAAATCCGGTTATAAGATTTGTGTCGCCGGTTGCACCTAAAACTGACAATACTGTGTTACTGCCTGCCGTCGTATCTGCTTCTAAACCAAGATCAAAAGAAACTCCAGTAATAACTTGAACTGGACTTGCTCCTGTGTTGTCTTTAATTTCGGAGTACAATCTAGATTTACAAACAAAGTTAAAACTAGATGCAATCACTCTCCTGTCTAGAAAATTACCTTCGTACTGTTCTTGAAGAGCAACATTACTTAATGTAATAGGAACATCTAACTTAGTATCAATTTTATTTAAGTTTAATGATACTATAAATTCTGGAGCAAACTGAGGTACAATTTGTTCTAATATTTGTAAATTATCATCCATAGTTCTACTAAATGCAAATAAAGAAAATGAAATATTGTATGGAACTTCTTGAAATGCAATAGAAGAATTACTGCCAGGTACTCTACTAACTCTTTTGTTTAATTTATTTAAATGTCTACTTGGATCATAATCAATTGATGACATCTCGAAAGAAAGTCTAGGCAATGTCACTTCTACTTTTGACTTATCGCTTATACCACTTTGTTCATCTAATTTTCTTATGAATTTTTCTTTTGATCCATAAGTTAAAGGAACTCGCAATCGCTGAGACTCTACACCACTTGAATTTGTTCTAGAAACATATATTTCATTAAACAGAGAACCAAATGCAATTACTAATTTTCTTAGGGATTCGTTATCATAAAACTTAAACATTAATAATTACCCTCCGAAAATGGATCTCTGTCTGTAAAATCAAAGATATTTTCTGTTTGCTCTAGTCTTTCTATTTCTATATTATCAAAAAGACCTGTGTTTGTTTTTGGACTAATAGGTAATACAAGATTAGATCTACCGGCAGTGGTTCCAATTAGTACTCTAATATCACTACTCGCACCAACTATGTATTGACCGGCTGTGGTGTTAAGAGTTCCTGTCACATCTCCCAACAGAAGAACCTTATCATATAATCCATCCCATTCATAAACTTTACCAGTTGAAGTTGCATCCGAAAGAACATGATCAGTAGAAGAACTATCAGTATCTCCTGATATTTGATATACAAGTTCACCGGGAATAAAGTCTTGAGTTACACCAGCACTCATATACAGTTCGTAACCTGTAGTGGAATTATCAGTCTCTATGTCATCTATAAAGTCTTGGTTTGTGTCGAAGTCTTCATGTGAGTAAGTAAATGCCTCACAGGAAAGAACAAATGTATATCTTTTACCTAAAGGGTAGAATGGGTTTTCGTGTTCTACAAAATTAATTTCAAAAAATGTATCACTCAATGGAAAATAAACTAAATCACCTTCTCTTGGTCTTTGAACATCAGCCTCTAATTTACCCACCAACTCAGTAAATCTTTTTGTAGAAACAACTAGTTCTACTCTATCCTTAATCTCAATACCAAATTTGGAAATGAGATCACCCTGTCCCTCAAATCCATTAACACTGTTGATGTACATTTCAATTTTATAAGATCCTTTGAATTTGGATATAGTATCTTCACCAAATAATAGGTCTTTATTTACTAATTGTCTAGGAATGTAATAGACATCCCTACCCATAGATCTTATGGTTTCTGCTGTTAAATCTTCTACGAGTCTTTGTTCACTCGTACTGTCTAAGAAATATGGGTTCTTTGCCATTGAATTATCCTGTCATGAAATCAACGGGAAGTTCGTATTGAGTTAATACTTCCATTTCTATCCTATCTATTTCAGCTTGTGCCTCTGCCGCTATTTGTCCTCCTCGAAGAACAACTCCACCAGGCATTTGAACACCGTCATACTTAGCTAGATTAGAACCCCATTGTCTTTTTATCAATGCGGTAGTATACTTTTTAAGTAACCTATCGTTATAGATTTCTACAAATATATCAGGATTTAATGAAACGTAGGATTCTATGATTAAATAATCTCCTACCTGTAATTCACTCCATTTTGTATCCAGATGCAATCTGTTAGTCACTTTACTAAATCTAACTGCTTTCTCTGGTTGAAAAAGATCTTCTATTAGATTGATGTATCTTTTAGTGGAATCATATCCAGAGAGACCGTTTGAAATTGCAGCATTTAGTCCTCTGTTGATACCAAAGTAATCAGACAGTGCTAACTGATATCTGATGTCAAACATATTGGTATTTGAGAATGCACCAAACTGAAAAACTTTAACGACACTTAATATGTCCTGTCCAGTAGGAGCATCTCCTGTTGGTCCATTTATAGGACCCAGAGCATCTGTGTCGATAAATTGATTAGTCTTATCAGTATCAGTTATCTGATGTGCAAAATAAGCACGCTCAACTCCATCAAAGTGTCTTTCTGAAAAGAATTGAAGTGCGTCATCTACCCTATCTTCTGCCTGAGTATAATCGACGTTTATTTCAATTACAGGAGCACCAAGACGATTGAAGCAGTAATTAATTAAACTTTCTTTTGAATTAGGAGTAGCCATGTATACCTCCAATAGTATTTATGGCTCAATCATTCTCAGGTTTGCTTTTATTATTTTCTAATGCCTTTTCTAGTTTTTTCTTTATATCTTCTGGCATTTCATTGTCAGAAACCGGAACTTTATCAATATGGGTATCTTCCAATTGTTCGATATAATATCTGCGAGTTATTGGTGATATTGATTCTTCGGCGGAACTAATTTCATAATCAGTAAATCCAGGCATTTTTAGTGGACAACTTAAGTTTGGATAATCTAACTTACTATATTCTTTAGCATCTGAAACCAACCAAGTTGCTTTTCTATCTCCACAACCACATCCACCGCAGTAAAATTTACCTGCGGCTTTACTATTTTTTAAATGTTCACATGGAGGTAATTCACCAGAAATACAAGAATCACCAAAGCAACTAATAACTCTCAATTTCTTAGTAAACACATCTGTTTTTTTGTTAGTAATTCCACGAGAAGCCACTGCCTTTGCAAAGGAAGCAACCTTTGTAAAAGTATTACCGAAGTTCATATTATATCTCCATATTAAAGTGAAAAATCAGAATCTGCAACATAGTTTATGTAAATCTCATCTAGCACAACTGCACCGGAAAGGATATTAAATATTACACCCTTGGCTTTTAATGTTGTGCTTATAGTCGATGCACCTGCTGTATGTACTCTTTGCTGTCCCATAAAACCTTGTGTTCCGCTGCTGAGTCTCATATCCAGTCTAGCTGTTCTATTGTAAGCATCACCAGAAACTCCACTCTGAGGTGAGTAAAATACCAAAGTTTTTGGTGCTTTTATCATTTCGACTGGGAATCTATAATAATTCTCAGACTGTGTTGCTATACCAGATGTAATTCCTGGAGTTGGAGAAACATTAAGTCTGATAGGACTGAAATTTGGCTCAAAGAAAGTGAACGTTGTTACGTCTCCGTCACTTTCATCTAAGGCGTATGTTCTTTGATAGAACCTTGAGCATTTCAATCTCTCTTCTTCTGGATCTGTTTTTTCTCTGAAAGGGGTTCCTACTAAGGTTGCTCCCTGTGCAGAAAACACTCTGAAATTTGCAAGATCAATACTATCACCGGTTGGGAGTGCAGTTATCTTAACTCCTATTGCAACATAACCTTCTGTTGCATTTAGTGACGCGGTTTTTCCTAATGCACCAACAATATGATCAGATCCAAAAGCTTGCCATGCAGATGTTATGAGATGAGAACTTCCCACTTCTTCAATATCATATGTGATCCCATCATGAGATCTTCTTAGATAGAAATCTAATGTACATCCGGTACTTCCCTTAATATAACCATCAATACGTATAGTTTCACCCAAGAATCTTTCTGGATTTTCTAGTCTATTTTCAATTCCCATGAAATACCCAGAAACACCCGAGTCACCACTGGAGTGGAATCCCGTAGTACCAGAAGCACCATGCTCAAAAGTAACTCCCAAGTAGTAAACAGGATCCCCTGCAACCTCTTGTTGTCCTGCAGCAAATACAAACTGAGAAGCACTGTATCTAGGACCACCACCAGAAGATATTGACAGAGGATCAGTAAAGTGTGCCCATCTATCTGCTAAGTATCTGTTAGATGCTGTTAAACCTGCAAATACAGTTCCTCTTTGCCACACATCATAGTTACCGTTTATCATTTGGTTTCTAGAGACAAATATCGGATCAGTAGGTGATGCGGTTGCACCAGCAGGACCAGTTATACCAACATCATCTACAACAGTTCCTAATTGATTTAGAATTATTCCCGAAGATACACCCATACCAACAATAATAGGTTTGACTACTTGACCCACAGTTTCAGTCTTATTTGAAACGAAAGTACCAGGACCAGTTGCACTAACATAGAAAAGAGAACCATTTGTAAGACCGCTAAGTCCAGAAATGAATCCTTCGGTTACAACATCAATGTAGTTTACACCAACCTCTTTTACCATACCCAAGGTTGTTTTTGAATTTTCTTCATTACTTGCTATTGCCCAAGTAAGACCTGATAATGCATTGGGGAACCCTACACTAACACCTCTAACAACATTCCCTACCTCAAAATGCTGAGTTGCTCCACTGGTTCCAGCCATTACTCTGCTTATTGTACTAACGAAAGGATTATCTGCAGAGTTTCCTCCGTGGAATAAGCTTCCGCTAACACGCAAATCACCAGATATAGTAATACCACTAATAGTAGGGTTCAGACTAACAATCAAATCACCCGCATCATATGAGTTACCGGTAGATCCAATGGTAATTCCAATGTTTCCGTCTCCGGCACTTGCACCGTAAATAGTTACTTTATTCAACTTTGGTATGATGTCGGTATTTTCTTTTGTTACCCACTCATAGAAAGTTGAAGTAGCAGTTAAGCCAGGTATTTGATAATAGTTGTCTTCAACGCCCATTTATATTCCTTTAGTTGTATCTATTTAGGTATTGTGTAACAAAGGTTTTTG